TGCGACTGCGGAAGAGCTCTCTGTGTTGCTGCATCCATAAAGCCAGTTCCGATAATGCCTCCTGCTCTTCCTGATGTTCCCCTCTTACGGGGTCTTATAAAACTATGCCCTGCCATCCTGCCTGAGTAGGTACCATAGTTTAGCCAGTAGATCAGGCTCCAGGGATCCCACTTAATACCCCGACTGTTGATATACCACTTGCCCCTGGAGAATACCCCAGCCAGGACAAGCAGTTGTTTGCGAATTGAAACAACCTTAAATACGCTCTTCATATTCTTGACCGGGGCAGGCAGGCTTGCTTGCTGTGCCCTCAGGACAACCTTAGCCGATTTACGCAGCGATGCCATGACAGCGGTTGTTGCCTCTTTCTCATAGGCATCGAAGAGCTTGTTCAGCTTTTCCATGCCCTCGATCTTTATGTTAACCGCGTCTGCCATTACTCAATTACTTTCTCAACTGTCAGCGCCAGGAACTTCTTCCCATCAAGTGGCTCAACAGCCAGTATGTTGTAATCCTCTGTCTCATCCTCAACTCGCATTGCCTGTGTCACCGTACCCTGGTAATGGAGGTAATAAGTAAATGACCCCGGGTAAATGATCCTGTTGGCTGTCGCCTGCTCCTGGTTACCTGATCCGGTAGCACTCTCTCTTGCTGCCCAGCATGTGAACAGGTCTACAAAAGCTTTATCCGGGTGACCCCACTCATCAATGACATCAATGCCGGAAGCCGCAACCGGGTATTTAACCTTGATGCGGCGGTCCATCTTCCCTATGGCATTCCTCAGGTCAATCATCTATGTGATCGTTTACATCAAAGTGGAGAAGGCTATCCGCTGCCGAGATCCTTTTGCCCATCCCGAAGTTCTCTATCCTATTCTCCGGGTTCAGGTACATCTCCGTTGCGATAAGTATCACAGCCCTCTTCACCTTCTTCGGTATGAGGTCAGTATCTGAGTACCCTGCCGTGTATGTGACTCTGATCGGCGAGAGTCTCTCGGTATTATATGAGGGCACCTCCGTAAAGAGGATCCTTGCGCTGCGGTCAAGGAAGTCAGTCTGGTAGTCGGTTGTCGGCAGTCCGGTATAGTCCGTCTCGCCAAAGGCAATGTATTCAACACTCAACCCGGTTGCTGCCACCGGTCCCCTGGTGATGTGCAGGATGTTGTCATCCGGGATACTGTCCCGGTACATCTCCATCACACGGCTTCCCATATACCAGCCGAGCTTTGTCTCGGCATAATCAATGGCTGCTTCAAGAAGCTCTGTCAGATAGGTATCCTTCTCGGTATGCTCAATTTGAAGGTTATCCTTCAATGACTGAAGTGTCACTGCCAAGCCAGTCGGAGGAGTTTTTGTTACATACCTGGTCATCGCCTGCCTCCGTCTTATTTCTTCTCAGCCTCCTCAATGAAAGCCATGATCATGGAGTACATCTTCTGCTTGATGCCCTTGATCAGCTTGAGAGATTCCCCGGCAGTCTTAATTGACTCCAGTGTAGTGAATCCCTCTTCGTACAGGATCTCCCTTCCAGGGAGATCTTCAGGGAGAGGATTGATGTTTGCACCAGCCTCCGCTGCTTCATCAGGAAGGATAATCAGATATCCGTCACGATAAAGAGCTGCGGCAGCTGCTGCGTCAACAGTTCCTATGGCTCCTTCAAAGTAGCCATACATGTGATGCTTCTTACGCCATTTAACATTTACCCTTGCCATCTCTTTCAAGTTTTGTTAAAAGGGGCGGAACACTGACTGTGCGGCGCACCGCCCCTTGCTACTGACTAAAAACTATTGAATGGAAAGGCCCCTAAGTTGTAAGAGCATCAACCATTGCAGCGAAGCTCTGGGGATGTCCTACGCCAATGTCATGGTGACCAATCATAGTGACCTTCACTTCACCCTTGTCAGAAAGTGTATATGGGTCAACAATGATATCGTAACCACCCCACTGACCGATGATCAGCTGATTCCACACGCCAAAGATTATGGCTGAGCATACACCAGATGAGCTGCTCTTCGTAAGGTTTGAAGGAACAGCGTTTGTCATGTATGCGGGATATCCGTTAATCTCGCCCATGCCTGCACCTGCACCCTTCTCCCATACAGGATTCTCACCGTAGGTTCCGTTTTTGAATGTTCCTTTCAGCTTACCCCTGACCTTAGCATTACTAAGATATCCTGCATACTGAGGATTAAAGAGAGCATTGTCCTGAGCTACTTCAGTTTCAAGTGCAATCATATGTGCCCAGGTAGGAGCAAGTCCGGTTGCACCACCAACCACGGAACCAATGCTTCCCGTCTGAAGAATGCCGGTAGGCTCAGGAGCGACTCCAGATCCGTTGATTGCTGCATTCTGCAGAGCCTGCGCAATAGCATCTATGATTTCTCTCTCAACAATAGCTTCAACATCTATGCTGCTCTGTTTGAGTAACTGGTAGGTAAGAGCACCTACAGCCTGGAGGCGTTTCGGGGCGATGGTCTTCTTGCCGAACGTCATCTTCGTTGCGCTGGCTTCACCGTCCTCGGCAAGCCATGATGCAGTAAAGGTTCCGCCGATTGATATAGGCAGGTCACCTACCAGTCCTGTCAGGAACCGTGCACCCATACCCGGGAGCATAAGCGCATTCCGCAGACCCTCAATAAAGAGAAGAGGTTCTTCCTGTTTCAGGTTACCGCCGTCAGCAGCCGTTACAATGTTCTGTCCGGTTGATGCTCTTTTCATCGGAGCATACCTCAGCATTGAAGGCATACCAACACCGCGGAGACTTCCGAATCCGAGATCCTTACTTTCCTTCTCTGCTTCCTGGTGCATCTCAAGTTCAATGCCATCCAGCTGTCTTCCGTCAGCCCTCGCCAGGATTGCCTTCCTGAGTGAGTACCTGCGGATGTCCCGCTTGTCCTGCTCTGAGAGTACCTCTCCGCGAGAGGCAGCTTCCATTGCCAGGACTTCTTCCTGCTCAACCGCAGTGGTAAGATCATTCTCCACCTTGACCAGGTTTGCACGCTTCTCTGACCAGGCGGAACGTTCTTCATCAGAGAGACTCGGCTTCTCGGCTAACGGTTTAAGTTCCTCGAGAAGCTTTGCCCTCTGCTGTCTGAGTTCAATACTTCGTTTTTTCATCTCTGTGTTTGTATTAATTTGGTTTAAACAATTAGCCACTAAAGGCCGATTTCTTTCTTTCTCAAAAATGCGATCCTCTCATCAGCATCCACATCCCTCAGGATCTTCCGCACCTTGTCAGGATCAGTCTCCCTAATCTCGAGGTCCTTCGCCCTCAGCAGATCCAGCACATCAACCACGCGCATCTCTTCAATCTCAGAGATCCGCTTGATGTTACCCAGCTCCCTCCACGCATACATCAGAGCAGCCAGGGTCTGTTCCCTCAGCGCCTTCATGCGCATCAGCTGCCGCTTTGTAGCATCAGGGTTCCCAGGTATGTTGACAATCGAATACTCCAGCAGCTCCTGCCCGCCGAAGTAGTAGGTATTCTCAACAGCACCCTCAGCGTTCTTCTCCTCTTTGTTCAGCCCCTCGCCCTTCTCCAGGAATCCCACACTTGTAGTGCTCATGCTGCCGAACAGTATTTTGCGGAAGATCTTCTCGGCAAGCGGGTTGATCTCAGCAGGCTCAAACTCAGGAGTGCCAAGCAGCGCCCTGCCACCGTTCCATTCAACCACCTCAATGGCAGTATCCCTGCCTATGATCTGGTCAGGATCAGGACCGTTGCACATATCCCCGTACAGGTTATGCATGTATCCCACTATCGGGTTTTTGCGGTAGTTGGTCAGATCCCAGTTGTCCTGGTTCAGCACGGTGCCGTACCGGTCCCTGGTAGGAGTGGAGAGGACAAACGGAATACGTCTGCTCTCAGCAGCGTCAGCCGGTATCTCCCTCACCTCGCCAAATCGTAGTTTCTTATTCTTCGGCATCTTCGTCAGATTTTGGTTTGATATCTTCATCAGGCTTAGCCGGCGGTTTCATTTCCGCACCCTTGCCTGTTATGTTTGCAGGATTGAGAGGCTCATCCAGTCCCGGGAGCGGAGATCTGTTCTCTTCCTCCCTTGCCTCGTTACGGGTAATAATACCCAGCGGCACAAGAGCCTGGTAGTATGCAGCACGGGTTTTAGTATCACCCCTGAGCATGCCGTCAAGTATATACTTGATATCCGGCTTCTCCGTGCCATCCATCGGAGCAAGCTTTGTTTCAAGTTCAACCTCCTGGCGTTTCAGCAGTGACCGCAGTGAATACTTTACAAACTGGATATCCTGGTGCTCGATGTTTGAGAAGGTTGCCCGGCTCAGATCCCCGATGATGTGAGGCGGTACGTTGAAGAACCTGGCAATATCCTGGAGCTGGAATGTCCGCGATGAAACAAACTGAGCCTGTTCCGGCGAGATCCCGATGTCCTTATACTTAATCCCGTACTCGAGCAGTGGGATATCATGGTCAGTGTATGAGTTGATTCTCTTGTTAAACTTTTTCCACTCCGGGTCATCCAGCTGTTTGTCTGTCTCCATCACAGCCTTGTAGTTGCCACCCTTCCCGAAGAACCTTGCCCCGTAGTTCTCAGCAGCCAGTCCCAGTCCTATTGCTTCCCTTGCCTTATCCAGGGGAGAGATCCCCACGATCCCGTTCCTCGAGAGCATCTTGTAATGGATCACATCCGTAGAGTGGAAGGTCCCCTTCATCTCAATCACCCGGTCATCAATGATATAATACACATCGCCCTTGTAGAGCTTGACCTCTGTTGACTCCCATGATACCGGGATAAGCTTGATAGGATACCCGTTGCCGTTACGGATGATGACAGCCACGGCGTTGCCCTTCAGCTGCATATTGGCATTCATCAGCTCCGTGAAAGAGAAGTTATTCATGTAGCCGTTCGGCTCATGCAGGAGCTGGTAAATAGGACCGTCAGACAGATCAATGATCTTGCCTGACTTATCCCTGGTAGTAACGCCTATAGGAAGTGATGCCGGGATCTCTGAGAGGATGCGCACACATGCGTACACCGCACTGAGTTTGAGAGCTGAGTCTGCGGTGACCGTCACACCTGACTCAGACTTGATGGCATCCATGAACTTATAGTCTGAAGTCGGCATCGTGTAAACATTAAAGAACGATCTGACTGCAGCCTTGAATGCTGTCCTGATTGACGGACGATTGTTTACCTTTTCATTGCGCATTAATGCCTGGTGAATAAATGGTCATGGCAATAATACGCGAACGATCAGCGAAACAACTGTAGAAAAGTTATCGAACTATTATGCAGAATTACATTATGATAATGCTATAGCAAAGGATATTTCACCCCACCCGCAGTGGCTGTTTTTGAGGGTTTGAGAAAGGTTCTGAAATTTGCCCTGCCACCGTTATCAACAGAATTTGTGTTGAAAAGTCTCATCTTTTATTCATTGAAGCCCTGAAGCTCTCGTAATCAATATACCGGTACATCCCCATAACCGACCTGAAGTGCTCATTCATACCGTTGAAGACCTCCTCCCTGGTTACTGCGGGATTATCAGTGCGCGCTCGTTGTAGTTCTTCCCAGAAGAGTTCCACACATCCAGATCGGCTCAGCATCCTGATAGCCCTTTCGTCTACTTCCTTTTGCATAGTCAAAACATTTTTACCGACCTGAGATCATGGTCCTTGTACATAATATTGCTCGTATCACCCGTCACCGCCATCCATCCCCCGATGGCAGTTATTGCAGCCACAATACCGTCAATCTTCTCCGCGCTCCTTTTCTTGTCAGGGCGGATGTTCTCATTCGTATCCTGGAGGATCACCACGTTCCGCATGTTCCACCTCAGCACCGGGTTGCCCATATGATCCAGCTCCCCCGAGATCACCATCTTCTGAAACAGCTTTGTCGGCGGAGACATATTCTTCAGGCTCTGCGCGTACTGGTTCATCCTGCTCACCGGGAATCCCTGCTTCTGGATATTCTGGATAACACCGTGATGCATCATGTATGGGTCATAGGAGAGTAGCCTTGTATCATAGTCCTTCAGGATCTTCAGCACATCATCACTCATCTGGTCAACATCAATGATGCCACCCTCGGTTACGGTGATCAGCTTCCGGCTCACCCAGTCGCGGTAGTCAACCCGGTCCTCCTTCTCTTTGATCTTATCCTCCGGGATCCAGAAATAAGCCTTGATCACCGGATGACCCTTGACATTCGGGAAGTACAGCACCAGGGCAGACAGGTCAACGTGCGATGCCAGGTCAATGCCAGCCCAGCATTCTTTATGTTTCAGATCCGCGTCAGTGATCCCGTGCTGGCATGCCATCCACTTCTCGTCAGGTATCCATATCTCAGGAGCATCCACCCATATGTTCAGGTTCTTTGTTTTGAACGAGACCTCCTTTGTTGAATCATTCAGCGCACCCTGGAACTCACTCTCAAACCTCTCCGGTATCACACTCACACCCCAGTTCGGGTTTGCTTTCTTCCATACCTTCGGATCTCGCCAGTCATCCGTTTCGTCAATCGTATAGATCACCCCGAAGGTATCCGGCTGGAACTTGATCCCCTTCAGGATATCAATCACCAGGTTGCGGTAGTTGAAGCACGGCAGGTTCTTGTCCCTTCCCGAGGTTGTGATTATCCAGAACAGCGGCTGCTTCCTGTTCACCGATGCAGACTGCAGGTTCTCAAATACCTCGAAGTTAGGCCATACGTGCAGCTCATCCAGTACAGCACCTGATGGGTTGATACCCTCCATGCTCTCACTGTCCCTTCCGAGCGGTTCCATCTTTGAGGCAGTCTCCATAATGCTCACGTTCTTTGTCAGAACCCTTGCCCTCTTCGCCAGGGGAGGAGACTTCTCAATCATCTGCTTCGCCTTGTCAAAGCAGAGCCGAGCTTGTTTCTCGATGGTTGCTGCCATATACACCTCAGCCTCGTTCTCCCCGTCAAACCACAGCAGATAGTTACCGATCACAGCGGACCAGGTTGTTTTCCCGTTCTTCTTCGGGATCTCGATGTATGCATAGTTGAACCGCCGCGTTCCGTCCTTTTTATGCCAGCCGAAGATGATATACATGATAGCCTCCTGCCAGGGCTCAGGATCGAATGGCACCCATGTTCTCTTGTCAGGAGAGTGACGAAGCAACTTCCCGAAGGCAAGCACTTTGCCAGCAGCCTTCTTGTCAAAGTACCATCCCTGCTCAGGAGCATTGCGCAGATCCTTGACATGCCGCTCGAATGTCAGCCTGGTAGTAGCCGATACCAGGATCTCACCTGACATTACCCCGTCAATATATTTCTCAGCTGCGCGACTCATCAGTTATGTATGAACGGAACAATCCCTTGTATATAAACCATCTGCAACCCATGAGCCATACAATACGAAGCGCACTCTTCGCAGTACATCCCGTCAGCAACCTCCACATCATGCCTGAATCCCACAGCCTTCGCCACATCAGCCCTCACCACGAATGCACCCATATCAATCCTTCCCACCTTTGGCTGGCTGGTATGAACGGTATAGTTGAAGTAGCTGTGCAGAGTGTTGTAGTAGATCATACCGACTCCAGGCTTCATGTGCTGCTGAATCAGCTCCACATATCCCGGGATGTAGTAATTGTCATCATTGGTGATCAGGATATAGTCCGATGCATCCGCCTCAATCCTCTCAAGCATGGATCTCCTGTTCGGGTGACCCCACTTGCCGTTCACAGCTG